TAGAAATCCTAGAGGATCGGGCTATCTCCGATTGGAAGCAGTCCGACCCAAAGGATAGTGAAGGGCGCGATCACGCATGGGCTTTGGTCCGTGCAATCGAGCAATTCAAAACGGAACTTGGATCAATCGCCGCCAATACTCGGATAACTGCTTGGAACCGGAGGTTGCGCGGTAAAACCTAATGAGGTATTTTAATGACTGACGGCACTCCCACGCAGGGAACCGGCATCTCTGGTGCTGCCCAACAATTCGAAGCCATGATGGCCGCTGGCGACAGCGCAAACCAACCCGCTCCGAACGAGGAAAGCACCACCCCCGAGGCCGATGAGGCCGAGGTGCTTGCTTCCGATACGACAGAAGAGACGCCATCTGAAGCCCCCGAAGGGGAAGACGAAGGTGCTGTTGAGGAAGAAGCAGCCGCTGAAGAAGAAGCACCGCAACAGACTGATCCACTTGACCAGATTGTCACCGTCAAAGTTGACGGCAAAGAACAAGAAGTCACGCTGCGAGAAGCACTGAACGGTTATTCAAGGACGGCGGATTATTCGCGTAAGACAATGGAACTGGCCGAACAGCGTAAAGCTATGGCGGCGGAGTTCCAAGCGGTCCAAGAGGAACGTCAACAGTACGCCCAGCTTCTCACGGCACTTTCCCAGCAGTTGCAAGCGCAGCAGCCGCAGGAGCCGAACTGGGAAAAACTGTATAACGAAGATCCTCTGGAATATGTGCGTCAAAAGGATCTGTACCGCGAACGTCAAGAGAAACTTGTTGCCGCTCAGATTGAGATGCAGCGTGTTACTCAGGTTCAAGAACAGGAAGCTAAACGCGCCCTTGCGGACTATGTGAACGCGGAGAAGGCGAAGCTCTTCGAAGTAATCCCGCAATGGAAAAATGAGGAAGTTTATCTGGCCGAGCGTGGCAAACTCCGTGAGTACGGAAACCAGCTTGGGTTCTCAGACGAAGAACTTTCTCAGGCTTACGACCATCGTGCTGTAACGGCTTTGTATAAAGCCATGAAGTACGATCAGATGATGGCTAACAAGCCCAAGCCCGCAGCAGCCCAACCGGGTGCGCCAAAGGCAGCGCCAGCAGGCGGTCAGACGAACGTCGTTCCGAAACGCAGCGCGACCGAAGTCACTCGCGCGAAACAGCGTCTCGCCAAAACAGGCCGCGTGCAAGATGCCGCGTCCATCTTTGAAACCCTGCTCTGAAGGAGGCCGTAATGGCTCAGCCTACCAACCTCGTTGATCGGTACGATGCATACCGTTCGATCCGTGAAGATCTCGCGGACGTTATCTACAACATCTCTCCCGAAGAAACGCCGTTCATGTCGAACGTCGGTCGTGAGACGGTGAAAAATACTTACTTCGAACACCAGACGGACGCTCTTGCCGCTGCTTCGACCACGAACGCCGTGATCGAAGGCGACGATGCTTCGGCTGATTCGCTCGCAATGACGAACCGCGTTGCTAACTACACGCAGATTTCGCGTAAGGTTATCGCCACGTCGGGCACCGTCGAAGCCGTGAACGAAGCAGGCAAGCGTTCGGAAATGGCATACCAACTCGCTAAGGCTTCTTCTGAGCTGAAGCGCGATATGGAAGCTACCCTCCTCTGCAACCAAGCAGCGACGCAGGGCAACTCCACGACTGCTCGCACGACCGCTGGCCTCCCGGCTTGGCTCCGCACCAACACGAACTTCGGTTCGGGCGGCGCTAACCCGACGATGTCTTCGACCAACGACGGTTACCCGAACGCTGGTCGTACCGACGGCACGCAGCGCACTTTCACTGAAACGATCCTCAAGGACGTTATCAAGAAAGTGTGGACTGAAGGCGGTTCGCCGAAGATCCTCATGGTCGGTCCGCACAACAAGACTGTTGTGTCCGGCTTTGCTGGCATCGGCGCTACCCGCTTCAACGTGCAGGGTGCCAAGCCGTCGGTCATCATCGGCGCTGCTGACATCTACGTGTCGGATTTCGGCAACGTGTCGGTTGTTGCGAACCGCTTCCAGCGTGAGCGTGATGCTTTCATCCTCGACCCCGAATACGCAGCAGTCGCGTATCTCCGTAACTTCCGCACGGAGACGCTTGCTAAGACGGGCGACAGCGAAAAGCGCATGATCCTCGTGGAATACGGCCTCAAGGTGAAAACCGAAAAGGCCCACGGTATTGCGGCTGACTTGACCACGTCGTAATCTCTGGGAGGGGCGGCATGAGCCGCCCCTTCTTCCTAAAGAGGACACAATGGTAGATCGTAGGCTATTAAGCTATGACCCCTACACGGGGATAAAACGGACATTCGAATACGATCATTCGGATGACACGTTTTCGATCATTACGGAACAAGACTGGGACGACATCGGTGAAGCCAACCAGCAGGCGCGCAATGATGCGCCGACGCGCTGGGGCGATATGGCAAAGGTCGCGTCCATCCCACTGACCGTCTACTACGACCTCATCAAGAAAGGCATCTTGAACGATCAAGATGCTATGAAGAAATGGCTCAACGACCCTGAGAACCAAGTCTTCCGCACGCGCGGGGGCACGGTATGAAGGTCTGTATCGCTCTTCCTTGCCGGGACATGGTGAACACTGGGTTTGCCTACGATCTGGCCCGCTTGTCCGCCTATTGGTCTAGCCAGCACCTCCCCAACGGGGACGAACTGATGTTCCTGACCAGCATGGGCACTTTGATCGCAAACCAGCGCGAAGAACTGGCCGAACAGGCCATTGTGAACGGCGCTGATTGGATCTTGTGGCTTGACACGGACATGCGTTTCCCAAAGGACACACTAGACCGTCTTTTGGCCCATGACGTGCCCATCGTGGCCGCGAATTACGCCACCCGCCGCATCCCGGTCAAAACTGTTGCGTTCGACTTCATCGAAAGCAAGTGGGAGTGTGTGTACACCAAGCCGGAAGACACCGGGCTGCGCGAGGTAGTCGCCGTCGGAATGGGCGTTTTCCTTGTGCGCGCAGATGTGCTAAAGTCCATGCCTAAGCCGTGGTTCCACATCGGTTATTCGCTCAAGAGCGGGAACTTCAGCGGCGAAGACATTCATTTTTGTAAGCAGGCGCGCATCTACGGTAATAAGATCCTGATCGACCAAGATCTCTCTAAAGAGGTCAAGCATATTGGGATTTTCGAGTATACTCACGACCATGCTGAAGCCTGCCTAGAGGACGTGTAATGGCCCTAGCGACCTATTCGGACCTTCAAGCGTCCATCGCAGACTGGCTGAACCGGGCGGATCTGACATCCGTGATCCCGGATTTCATTGCTTTGTCCGAAGCCCGGTTCAACCGGGAATTGCGTGTGGCGCAGATGGTCAAGGTCGCTACTGCGACGGTGTCGGACGGGTACTTTGCTGTGCCCGCCGACCATCTCCAGACCATTTCGCTCCGTCTTACATCTCCGACAAATTACCACGGGATGTGCGAGTTTGTTTCCATCCAGCGGCTGAACGAACTCAATGGCAACCCTAATCTCACGAATACCTCGCGCTACTATTCCATTGTTGACGGCAATTTCCGTTTGGCTCCGCAGCCGAGCGGCGACATCACGTTGGAATTGACTTATTACGGCAAAATTCCTGCTTTATCGAGCGGCAATACGACAAATTGGCTGCTGACTAAATCACCGGACCTATACCTATACACATCGCTGATGCAGGCCGCTCCGTATTTGAAAGACGATGAGCGCGTTGGACTATGGGCCACGGCAATGGGCCAAGCGATGGAAGCCATGCAACTTGAAGCTGAACGGGCGCAGTTCCCAGAAGGCAAACTTAACGCGACCCGGAGGACATTCGGATGAGTTCGTTCAGCGATTATCTTGAGAACAAAGTTCTTGCCCACGTTTTTGGTGGCACTGCTTATACTGCACCTGCGACTTTGTACATCGCTCTTTATACTGTGGCTCCCACAGACACAGGCGGTGGCACTGAAGTATCTGGTGGTTCATACGCACGTCAGACCTGCGCGTTCACTGTTTCTGGCAACCTTGCCACAAACACATCTGCGGTCGAATGGCCGGTTGCTACGGGCACATGGGGTACGGTCGTGGCAGTAGGTGTGTTCGATGCGCTGACATCCGGCAACTTGCTGGCTTACGGCAACCTTGCTTCCAGCAAGACAATTTCATCGGGCGATGTATTCCGCATCCCGACTGGCGACCTCGACATCACGCTCACCTAAT